CGGAAAACTCGGTGTTGAATATGGTTAAAATAACTGAACAAACATTGCGTTTAATGGACAGGGAAGATGAAACAGCTGAAGAAATCAACAATTGGTGTAGACAAAAAGGTTCAATTGTAGTAGATGGTGTGTCTATAGAACCTAATTTTAGTTTTCATAATTTCAAGGTATTTCAACTGCAAGAAACCAGAGACGTTATTGACTTTGGTACAGCCAGAACATATGCTGGTAATAAGATAATTATTTATTATGATTACCATATGTTACAACAACCATAAATGAATGCTATAATTATATAGAGGAAGCATCGCCCATTAATCTATAAATGAAAGATGGTGAAATAAAATATGGCATATTTAAGAGGAACCGCAACAAACATTGTTGTTGGTGCAGCGGCACTATTCGTAACAAAGTCTGGTCAGACAATTGGTGATTCAACAACCGCTGTTGGAGTAGCTGCTGGTCTTCCAGCAACTGTTTCAGGAGAGTCTTACAAGACAACTCTATCAGACAGATGGGGCACAAAGGTAAGTAACGTTGGTTATACCAGCAATGGTCTAGACCTAACATTCACTCCAACATTTGGAGACGTTCAGGTTGACCAACTTCTAGACACAGCACGTCTGTTCAAGTCTGGAATGACAGTCACTCTAAGAACAAGTCTTGCAGAAGCAACTCTGGAAAACTTGCTTATGGCAATTACCCAGAAGGATGCAACTGTGTCTACAGCTGGTGTTCTAGGAAGCACAATCAGTTCTTGGTCTGACGGTGGTGTAACAACTCCGCTAACAACTACAGCAACATTGACAACACCTGCTACAAACACTTCTTCTGGATACATCGATATTCTCTCAGGAGAACTTGGTGACTACCCAGTAGAACGTGGAGTTATTGCAGTTGGTGCTAGTGTTAACACAACAGTAGACGATGAAGAGCGTATCTATGTTGCATACCGTGCAGTATCTATTCAGAACGTCACAGTATCATCTAAGCGTGATTCAGCTACTATGTTCGATGTAGAATTCCGTTTGCTACCCGATGCTCAGGGTGCATATGGTAAGATTATCGACCGTACCTACTAAAATAATTTAATATCGTTGAGACTGCCCTGGGGATTCCTGGGGCAGTTTCTTTTGGTATAATAGATTGATGCCAACAAAAATATACGATGTAAATTATGTTAAAACAATTTATGGTGAAGAAATAGAGATTTCTCCATTAAAAATTAAATATATGAGACAGTTTATGCATAATTTTAATTTAATTAAAGATGCAAAAACTGAAGAAGAGGTTCAGGATAAGTTAATTGAGTGTGCAACGATAGCTATGAAACAGTTTTATCCAGAAATAAAAACTCCAGAAGATTTTGAAGATGTGTTTGATTTGAAAACAATGTATAAAATATTGGAATATGCTGGCGGTATAAATATGGACCCAGACGAACCTGAAGAAGAAACACAGAAACAAACACAGGTTAAAGAAACAGAGAAAAGCACATGGGATGATTTAGACTTAAATAAATTAGAATCAGAAGCATTTTTGTTGGGTATTTGGAAAAACTATGATGAATTAGAATCTTCAATATGCTTATCAGAATTAATGGCTATTCTCGAACAAAAAAGAGAATTAGACTATCAAGATAAGAAGTTTACTGCATCTCTAAAGGGAATAGACCTTGACGAAGCAGTTGGAAAGACTAAAGAAGACCCTTGGGAAGCCATGAAAGCCAGAGTAGCTGCACAAGCATCTGGTATTGGTACTGGAGACCCTAATGACATAACATCTCTACAAGGTATAAAAGCACAGCAAGCTGGCTTTGGTATTGGTTATGGTCTTGACTATGAAGTAATAAATGATAGCAAATAAGCCTTCAATGTGCTATAATTTTATTATACCTTTAAAGGAGGAACTATGACAACTGTTAATGAAGAGAAGAAAATTACTCTTATTGATGGAACAGAGATTGTTGTTAGACCGCTCAAAATTTCACTACTTCGTGAATTTATGAAAAAGTTTGATGCAATCGCTGCTGTTGCCGATGACAACGACAAATCAATGAATCTGCTTATGGAGTGTGTACAAATTGCACTAAAGCAGTACAAGCCAGAAATTGCAACGGACGCAAAGGCACTAGAAGAACTTCTAGACCTACCAACCGTTTATAGCATTGTGGAAGAAGCATCTGGTATTAAATTAGGAGACACCGCTATTGGTGGTCTAATCTAATAAAAAATAAATAAAGAGGTGTTCGTGAATGGCTGATGAAATCCAGTCCAATATTAGAATTAATGTTGATACTTCTGGAGCTTTGGAAAGCATTAAGCAACTTCAAAACCAAATCTCAGCCTTTCACACACAAATGGCAAAGATGGGTGCAGCCAATGCTGCCCAAGCTGCCAATATGCGACAAAATCTTGTCAACTCAATAAATGCTGGTGGTCAATTTGCAGCAAGCATAACAAAGATAAAAACCACTACAGAATCGTTTACAGAATCCCTAGAAAAAAACAAACTCTCTCTTGGAGAATATTTTAGATATGCTGGAGCATCTTCTAAATCATTTGGCAGATTCTTTGCTACAGAATTTGAAACAATAAACAAGGTTGCTCGTGAAAGAGTTAAAGACCTTGCAACACAATATATTAAACTTGGTCGTGATGCTAATGGTGCAATGCAAGCAATTAAAGTTAGACCGCTTGTTCTTGACATGGAAAGTCTTGCTACCAAAACAGCTATTTCAGCACAAAGACAACAACTTTTAAATCAACTTTTAAAACAGGGTTCTACAAATCTATTGAACTTTGGTAAGAACACTCAATGGGCTGGTCGTCAGCTTATGGTTGGTTTTACAATTCCACTAACAATTATGGGTGGGGCAGCAATGAAAGCTTACCAGCAAATTGAAGAAGCTGGACTTAGACTAAGACGTGTTTATGGTGATTTTTCTACTACTGCACAAGAAACAGATAAGATTGTAAAGCAAGTTCAGCAACTTGCAACAGAATTTACTAAATATGGTGTTGCAGTTAAGGATACTATGGAGATGGCTGCTACCGCAGCTGCTACTGGTAAAAAAGGTGCAGACCTTTTAGAACAAATATCTAATGCTACGAAACTTTCTGTTTTGGGTCAGGTAGACCAAGCAAAAGCACTAGAAACAACTATATCTCTAACAAACTCATTTGGTATTGCTGCTAAAGACCTAAAAACAAATATAGACTTTTTGAACGCTGTTGAAAACCAAACAATTCTAAACATTGAAGATATGACTACTGCTATTCCAAAAGCAGCTCCTGTAATTCAGCAACTGGGTGGAGATGTTAAAGACTTAGCATTCTTTATGACAGCAATGCGTGAAGGTGGTATTAATGCTTCTGAAGGTGCTAACGCACTTAAGTCTGGTCTAGCATCTTTGATTAATCCAACAGGTAAAGCAGCAGAAATGCTACAAGGTTTTGGAATTAATATTAAGAAAATTGTTGAAGGTAATCAGGGAGACCTAAAGAAAACAGTTGTTGACTTTGCTAAGGCTCTAGATACTCTAGACCCACTAAATCGTGCTCGTGCTATTGAGCAGCTATTTGGTAAGTTCCAGTTTGCTCGTATGTCTACTTTGTTTAAGAACGTAGTTGACCAGGGTAGCCAGGCAGCAGAAGTTCTAAGACTAGCATCTCAATCAAGTCTAGAACTATCTATGCTATCTCAACGAGAATTGAATAAGATTCAAAGTTCTCCACTATATAAATTCCAAAAATCAGTAGCTGATTTCCAAGCCCAACTGGCACCAATTGGTGAACAGTTTATGAAAGCGGTCACACCAATTATTGAATTTGGTACAAATATTTTAAAACAGTTTAATGGTTTGGGTGATGGTGTAAAACAGTTTATTGTTAAAGTTGTGGCGGTAGCTGGAGTAATTGGACCAGTTCTTCTTATGACATTTGGTCTTATCGCTAACGGTGTTGCTAACGTAATTAAGGGTTTTGCATTAGTAAAAGATTTATTTAATAAGACTGGTAAGTCATCGCTAACACTTGGTGAACAAGTTAGTTATATGACTCAAAAACAACTTGAAGCAGCAGGGGTAGCGGCATCTCTTGACCAGACACATTCTAAGCTTAGACAAACATTTAGTCTTGAAGCAGATGCAGTAAACAGACTTACAGGTGCATATCGTCAAGCTGTTGCAGCACAGCAAGCACTTAATGTTCCAATTATACCTAGAACACCTGCAGGTCCAACTCGTAAATATGCTACTGGTGGCATTATTCGTGGTCCAGGTACTGGAACATCAGATTCAATTCCAGCAATGCTTTCAAATGGGGAAGCAGTTATACCAGCCAAATCTGTTGCTAAATTCCCAGAACTTATTAGAAACCTTATTAGTGATAATATTCCTCAATATGCCGAAGGTGTAATTGTTGGTAAAAAGGGTAGAATTGGTTCTGGCGGTTCTGGAAGAGTTGGAAAATCATTGTTTACTTTACCAGTCGGGTATAAAGAAAATGTTTCCAATACATCTGGAGCATTAGATGTATTAAGTTTAGAATCAACTTTAGAAAATATTTCTTATGCATATGCTCCAGAAATTTTAGCACAATCTGGAGTTACTCGTGCCGCAATAAATAAAGAAATTGATAATTGGAAATCAGCAAATCTTGATGCAATAAAAAGAGCAACCGATTTAGTAAACCAAGGAATTCCACCAGCTGAAGCATTTAAAGAATTGTCTAGTAAATTTGCAGCAGATATGAAAAAGGCACAAGGTCCTGTATTTAAGTTTACAGAAACAGCCAGACAGATGTTTCCAGCATTGTCACAAGATTTTAAACAAATGCAAACAACTGCAAAATCTATGGGTCTTAATATAAGAAATGCAGGAGATAATGCAAAACTTCTCACCGCATTACCAAATAATTTAGCAGCACAGTCGATGAATAAGCCAGGTCTTTACGGAGCATTTTCAAAGGCTAGAGGAGCAGTATTAAGTATTTTGGGTCGTGGTGCATCAGCATTTGGTTCAACTGGCGTTCCAAGATTTATGCTTGATGAAGGTTCGATGTTGGATACTAAATCAATTGCTTATGGCTCGCAAATGAGCCAAGAGCATGTTGCTACAACTTTAGAACAAGATAAAAATAAGATAAGACAAGCAGAAGAAAGAGTAAGACAGAGCCAAGCCAAACAAGGACAAATAGCTGGGCAAGCATTTAATCAAGAAAAGAAAAAAGTATTAGATAGAGAAGAAAATGATTCTGCAAATCAATCAAGAAGTAAAAGAAGAAGAAGTCCACATCCAACTGCACCACAAGATGGTCACGATGATGGTGTAGCATATCAAAATGCAAAAGATGCAGCTATTGCAAGAACTCAGGCTGCAAATGCAAGAAGAAAAACTAGTAGAAGAGTAACTGGTCAAGAAAATCAAGCTGGTGGACAAACCACTATGATATATTCTAATGGTCAATTTGAAGAAGGTTTTTCAACAATTCCGCCAGAATACTATAAAGCTAAAGCTGATGAAAAGAGAATGCAACCTGTTAAAGATTTCAAAGGCAATAGATTTGAAAGAAATCTGTTTGGCAAATTATTTAATAAACAATATGATGCAACAGATGCAGATGGTAATAATATTCAGTTACCATTTAGAGACTTAGATAAAGATACTCAGCAACAAGTTACAAAAGCCAGAGGTCAAAAAATTATGAATAGAGGCTTTGGTGCAGGTATGGCTTTGTCTATGGCTGGAATGTTTATGCCAGGACCAGTAGGACAAATTGCTAGCGGTGCTGGAGCAATACTAAATATAGGTGCTCTTTTTGGAGGACCAATATCTAAACTTAGCTCAATGTTTTTAAACTCAGAAAAATTAATGGGATTTGCGATAAAAGGTTTAACAAGGTTTGTTCCTGTTGTTGGTGGTCTTGTTTTAGCATATGAGGCATATGAAGCACTTATTCTTCCAAAACTTAGAAAGAATGCAGATGCTTATGATGGTATTACAGAAAGCTTAAACATAACGAAAGATAAAATTGATGCAGTCAATAATTTCTTTGGTACCGAAGGTAAAATTGGTGGTATTCAAGCAGCTGTTTTGGGTGCAGCAGGGCAAACAACCAAAGAAGCAACACTATCTGAACAGTTTATGGCAACAGATGAATTTAAAAATAACTATCAACAGTCTGCTGAAAAACTAAAGAATCTTACAAATGCAGAATTTAAGAGAGCTATTTCAGCTCTTGGAGCACAATTGCTGGGTACTGGAATTGGAGACGAAGCAACTAAAGTAATTATTCAATCAATACAAAAAGCAGCTAATAAAACAAACGTATCCATAGACTTTGCTTCTTTTGATTTTGGTAAAAAGACTATTCAACAGTTCCAGTCAGAACTAGGTTCTACTTTTGCAATGTACGAAAATAACTTTAAGAAAAAGGGACTATTTGATTTTGAAGAACAGTCTAAGACTAAGGCATCTATTGCAACAGTTGCTTCTTATGTTCAAGGTTTGTCTGCACAGTTTGAGCAAGGGATAATTACTGGAAAAGAATTTAATACTAATTTTGATGTATTGCAACAAAAGTTTGAGAGATTAGAAACAACTAATCCTGCACAGGGTGTTCAGTTGATGAAACTTGCTTTAACTGAACTTAATCCAGAAATTGGAAAAGCAGTTCAATATTTAAATGATTTTACAAGCATGGCAAATGTATTTAAAGCAGTTGCAGCAGGTTTAACAATCAATGCAGACATAATTACAGTTTTGAATGAAGGAACTGATGCACAGGTAAAAGCTCAAAATACTGCAATAACAGATGCTATTAATCAGGCAACATCATTAAGAAAAGAACAAGAAAATGTTAAAAAACAAATAAAGGGAATTCAACAAGAGACTAAAGATTTGGGTAAGCTTGAAGATAAGATTAATGAAAAATATGATAAAAGAATTAAGCAAATTGAAAAGATTAAAAATCTTAATGAACAGATTTCGCAATCTCAGGAAGGTCAGTTAGATTTAGCAGAAGCTCTTAATAAGGGTGACATTGGTGCAGCTGCTAGGGCAGCACAACAAATTCAAACTAATGATATTCAAAATGCTTTGGAGAATCAGCAGCAAGCATTACAGGATGCTAGAGATGCAGAGCTGAAGCCATTAAAAGACCAGCAAGAAGGTTTCCAAGATAGCGTAGATTCTTTGAATACTCAATTAGATAAACTTGGAGAAAGAATATCTAAGATTACAATTGAAGTTGTTGTAGACAAAAAAGGACTTGATGCATTAAATAAAGAACAGCCATTTAATTATATAAATTCTAGATATGGTAAAAATGCTGGTGGTGATGCAAATCAAAAGTTTGTATGGGACCCAGTTCTTAGAAGATATGTTCCAGAAAAGAAAGCTGCTTCTGGTGGTTATATTGTTGGAGCTGGGCACGGTACTAGTGACAGTATTCCAGCAATGTTATCTAATGGTGAATATGTTATTAGAGCAGCAGCAGTTCAAAGAATTGGTGTTAATACCCTTGACAAATTGAACCAGGCAGACAAATTAGGTTTTGCTGCTGGAGGTATGGTTCGTGGATATGACCAAGGAGGTCCTGTAGATGTAAATGATAAAAATTCTCTAGACAAATATATTAATAGAGTCTCTAGATTATTTAAACCATTAACAAGACAAGATGACCCTACTTGGTGGGATTGGACTGGCGGAAAACAATCCGCATTTAATGACACAGCAAATTATCCAGGATATTATCAGTGGAGTGCACCGTCTGCTGTTGGTGGTGCATTTGGTAAAACAAAAACAGGACCATCTCCTTATACTTGGGGAGATAGTCCATTCCAGAAATATAATCCACTCAATTCACCTTTAACAAATAAAAAAATATTTGGTTCAATTGGAGAAGCATTCCCAAATAAAAAAGCTAATCAAAATCCTTTAGATATCATTGAAGCCTATAGTAAAATTTTGCAGGGCAGAAGAAGACTTGCAGAAAATGTTTATTTACCAGATTTAAATAAAGATACTACAATATTTACAACTAAAAATCCAATTCTTTATACTATTGCAACATATGCTAAAGCATTTATGAATCCAAGAGTCTATGCAAATTCTACTGGCGGTAGAGATTTGGATAAAGCAAGAGCATTAATGGCTTTGGGCAAAACTAGTAAAATGATTCCTGGTTGGGACGGTCTTGACCCATTTGAATTTAAAAATCTTGTAAACTCTATGCATGCAGAATTTGGTCCTGCTGTTACAAAAACAATGCTTGGACAAATAGGATTTGGTGATAGATATAATAGACTTCTAAATCCTCCAAAAGGTCCATCTGCAAAGTTAGATTATGCAAGAAATTATTTGGGTATTTCAGGAAATATTCCAAAAGATAGCCCTATTTATGATTTTGCATATAATTATATGACAAACGATTATGGTAATAAGAATAACTGGTTTGATAATAGCCCTAACTCGTTTGTTATGAATCCAAATCTTGGAACATATAAAAGATTAGGATTTGCTATGGGTGGTTTTGCTATGCCTATACCAGAACCAGCACCTAAACAACTTGCTAAAGGTGGTTTGGTTGCATGTCCTTGTGGAAGACCTGGATGTCCTGGCTGTATTGCTGGAGGGTACTCTGACGGTGGATTAATTAATCTAAATAAGAAAGACAAAAAGAAAAAGAAAAAGCCATACCGTATGACCCTAGATGACATTGCTGCTGGTTTGTCAAATCCAATTATACAAGGTGGAGCATATGGTAGCGATGTGCTTGGAGGATTTGGGTTAGCAGAATCTTATCAAAACATTTTTGCTGGAAAGGGAGATTTCTGGGATTGGTTTGGTGCTATTCTTGCACCATTCTCGCTTGCTGGTATGGGAGTTGGCAGTACAGCAAGACTTGCTGGTTCTGCTGGAAGAGTTGGAACATCATCTCGTATAGGTAATGCAATTAAAACAGCTAAGGCAACAGCAACTGCAAAGAAAATTCTTGCTACCACAGGAAGAGATAAACTAACCGCAAAACAAATGGCAGATTTGTCTCCAACAATTGGTTTTAACATGAGAGAAGAAGGTTTGTGGAACTTCTTAAAAGAAGGTCAATATAAGACTGTTAGAGATGGAGTAAGAAGTTCAACGTCAGATACTATTGAACAAAGGGAAATTCTTGAAGAACTGATGATGGGTGTTCCTAGAACTGCATCGTCTTCAGAAATTCCAGCTTATGGATTCTTGACATCTAGAGAAACAGTTCCACATACTATGGGAACAACATATCCAGGTGTAAACGCTTCAACAGCACCAGCCCAGGTATTAAGAGACCATGCTCTGAAAATGATAAATCCTACAGCAACACCAAAAATGTATGGAGATTATACTGTAATAACAAAACCAAGTGTATTGGCTAGAAGTACATTTAGTTATGGAGATACATTGTCAGCATATTCTGGATATAATCTGCTTGGCTTAAAGGTTCCAAAGGTTTCACCATTTTCTTCTTTCTTTACTAGGAGAGGTTTAGCTAAACAAAAAAATATTACAGAAGAAACTATTAGAAAATCAAGGGCTAATATGAGAAACCCATATTATAACCATCCATATATTGAAGCACAAACTCCTGGTGGTTTTACTACTTCTGAGATTGAAAAGATTATACTTAATATGGATATGTCTTGGGCAAATTCTGGACAAAAGCTTCAGGATTCTGTAGGAATACTAAGAATGTTGTTGAATCAAGCTGGATTAGAGCATGTGCCTATTGAGGTTAATCCAGGTAAGCAGGTAGTAGAAGACCTTGTAAAGCAATATGGTGTAACTCATTATGGAGCATTGATGGAACAGGGTTTGATTCCTATACCGTCAGGTATTAAAATGCCAAATGAGTTTTTTACAAAGTTAAAGGGTATGCCTGGAATGATTGGCGGTAAAATAAAGAAAGGTGCTAAACAAGCTTATAGACCAACACAGAAAAAGATAAGAGACCTACAAACAATGATGCTTGCTAAAGCATATGGATTTAGAACAAGCTTTGGTAATTATAATGTAGATAGTCTTGATAACTATCCAAATATAGCGGATTTTAGAAACCAATTAGATAAAATGAAATTGGGTAGGGGTATAAAGCTTCAGAACATTGGTGTATTTAGTCAAAATGCAGGGGAATCTAACTATTTATCGAGTATTTTAAATGACGCTGATTATGAAGAATTTTTAGAGATTTCCGCATCTTTATTTAAAAGAGTTAAAGATAAAAAGTCTAAAACTAAAGGATATTTTTATGAGCCAGCAGGAACAGTTCGAGCAGGGGTATACGACAGAGAACTGTTTGATGTTTTCTTAGAGTTAAATAAAAAATATAGAGGTAAGGGAATTGCTCAAAAGTTTACTACTCAAATACAAGAACTTATGGGAAACCTTGGAGCAAAGAAAATAAATATTCAGGCTTCCATGACAGACGGTGGTTATGCTTGGGCAAGGGCTGGATTTAAATACGATGAATTTCCAACCCATATTCTTTCTAGAATGCAAAAGTTAGCACCATTTGTAAAAGACCCTAAATTCCATGAACAACTGGGAATACTTGAGGCAGCAAAGGGAGTAGGGGCAAGTGCATTATCTATAGACTACCCTAATATAATGGCAAAGAATCTTTTAGGATTTAAAACAAAAATTCAAGATGTTGTAAGTCCAGAAGATTTTGCAAAAGTGAAAAATGAGTTTCTTACTTATGCTAATCGTCAGGCAGGTATGACTGCAGAGACTTTGTACGATAAAAATGTTAGTTTGTCAGAGTTTTTATTGCGAGGTAGCACTTGGTCTGGATATAAAGAATTAAAACGAAACACTGCTGGCAAGACACTCATGCAAATGATTGAAAATTATGGCAAGAGTCAAGCTATGAGACCATTTACATATAATGGTAGTCTTTTTGCTATACCCAGAAGTACTGTTTTTGACACTCCTAAAAATTCTGGAAAACAAAAAACTATTGGTAAATATGCTGACGGTGGCTTGGCTGGATATAAAAATGGTGGTTCTACAGACAAGGCTATGTCTAATAGATGGCAAGCAATGGGCAGAGCATTTGGTCCAATGACTCCAGGACAGAGCTTTGACCTAAATAACGTTCCTGGACTTCTTAGAGAAATAACTAAAGCATACAATCTAACACCTGAAGAGGCATATTCTTTGCAAGAATATGTTAAAAGACCATATTCTGCATTGGGAAATTATTTTGACTACAATAAGAAAAATATTGGCAATGCTATATTAAGAAACAAATTTACCATAGACTCTGAAACAGCAATATCTCGTGTGGCAAACTGGTCTGATATGCAAATTTTAAAAGGAATGAAACCAGGACAGTCAGCTATTTTAGATAGATATATGTCTGTTTTTAATGAAAATCATCCAACATCTCAATCATTTTTACAAGATATGATATCTGGTAGTGCAGATACTGGTGGTAGAAGTCCAAATATGCCAGTTATAAAATTTAATGTAAAAACACCTATTCCAGGTATTAATGATATAAATCATTTATTCCCAGGTGTAAGTAATGTTTCAGATGCACTACTTGCCCCTGGTTCTGGAATGAAATTAGTGAAAATAAGATATGATAAAAAATTAGGTGTTCCAGTTTACTATATTGATATTGGAACAAATATTAAAGCTAAATATGGATTTAATCAGCTAGATAATATCAAACGTTTTAAAACTAGTGCAAATCTTCCTGCAGAACATTTGTCAGAAAAATATAGGACATTGAATCAAGATTGGTATAGAGAAGCTAAAAATAAACCAATGTCAGATGAATCTGGAATCATTAAATATGTTAAAAACCAAGGCGGTTGGTCTGGTAGAGGTGCTGGTGGTTCTGGTGGTGCTTCAGGCGGTATGCTTGGTAGTTTTGGAGCAATTGTAAGCCAAATGTTTGCTACTGGTGGTATGGTTTCTCCTATAAATGTTATTAGAAATGGTCTTACCTACCCGAAGTTTTTTGCTAATGGTGGTTTTGCTATTGGTACAGATACTGTTCCTGCTATGCTTACTCCAGGAGAATTTGTTATTAAGAAGTCTGCTGTTGACAGAATTGGTGCAAGTACCCTCGAAAAGATTAACAGATTTGCTGATGGTGGACTTGTTGGCGGTAGCACAAGTGAAACATCAATAGGCGATTCAGTGTATAATTATAGTATAAACGTAAGTGTTAGTTCACAGTCTGACCCTAGCCAAATTGCCAGGGTAGTTATGAACGAGATTAAAAAGATTGATAATCATAGAGTAAGGGGAAGTAATTTCTAATGGCTACAGAACAATATATGTCTAATAGAATTAAGTATTCTAGACCACAAGCCATCCTATTCTCAGATAATCCTGGAAGTCTTGTAAATGGAAAATATATTCCAGACCTCAATGAATATGGCAGTAGTTCTAATACCAATGAACAGTTTTTAATACTGTCTGACCACAATAGAGCACCAATTGATTTTGCTCCACAAAGAATTGAAAATCGTCAACGTATGATTAATGGTCGTATGCGTTCATACCATGTTGCAGATAAAAAAGCATTGTCAGTATCTTGGCAAAGTTTGCCTTCTAGAGCATTTAACAAAGACCCACTTTTTAATAGCTCTGGAGTTGAGACAGCATCTGACCTACTAGAATATACAGTAGATGGTGGAGCTGGTGGTGTAGAATTATTAGATTGGTATGAAAACCATACTGGAACATTTTATGTATTTTTATCATATGACTATGCTTACGATAAAGCAAATGCATCACCTTATGGTCAACTTAAACAATATAACGAAGTTTTAGAAATGTATATTGCAGATTTTCAGTATAGCGTTCAAAAGCGAGGACAGACAAACCACGATTTGTGGGATATAACAATTAGTTTGGAGCAAGCATAATGTATTCAGATATAACTTTAACTAATCATTTGCAAACATCTTCAGCAGTATCTGTTAAAAACAAGGTAGTTTTAGAACTAAATTTAAACAGTTCTGAAACAATTAAAGCTATAGGTAATTATAAGAATAGACCAACAAATGAAAGTCCTAACCAAGCTACTGCACCCAATACAGCATGGAATGAAAATGAAAGTAAATTAACATCAGCAACAAATGAATGGTTTGGATATACAGATTACGATGTTGTTATTGATGGTGGATACACTGACGAAAACTCAATTCCAGTTACATTCCGTTCTGCTAATGAAAGACAAAAATCTTTAATGTCTTTAGAAGATTGTTTTAATAGATTTAGACCACGTTCTGGTATAAACAAGTTAAGAAATTTTGGAATGCAAAAAAAGATAATCCCTAATAGTAGTTTTGGAAGTAGTACTTTTTTAAATCCAAGGTATTATGCGGCAAGCAAAGATGATAAGTTTAAGTATTGGTCATCATATAGAAAAACAGATAATGCCGAATATGGTATATCTAGATTTAATTCAAATCTTGTAGCTATAATTGAAGATGCAGCACCTTTTGTAATATACAAAAATTTAATGCCAACTAATAAAGTAGTTATAAAGCTTCAAACAAATGTTAGCAATAATAACACGTTGCCAACAGCAAATGCAGACCCATTTTATTCTGGTTCTACACCAAATTATAAATCAACTCCGCTTGCTTGGAAGGTTCAAAAGTATACTGGCACAGCGTGGGTAGATATGTATAGCACAACTTCTGATGAATTTACTGGTGATGCAGCTACAACTGGGTATTTTCAATTGTCTTATGGATTAAATAATGCAGAAATATCAACAACTTATAAAGACACTTTTGTGATTGTTGGCACGGTATCGTCAACAGATGCTTTGCCATTAATACAAGAACCTAAACAAAAGGGACAAGCATATTTATTAAAATCATCTAGCACAGATAAAGGAACCTTGTATATTTATAATGGTGGAATATCAGCTACAAAACTAGATAACTATCTGCAATTGACCCCTAGTTATGGTTGGTATAAAAGCGAAGAGTCCATAACAAATTCACAAATGTTTGTAACAGAACTAGATAAAACAGATGCTCAATCTTATGTAGAAAGTAGTGTAACAAAATACAGAGAATTTGAATATATTCAAGGTCTTAGAATTGTAGCAAGCACAATGGCAAATAACAACTGTACATTCGACCTAATTGAATTGTCTCCTAGACTAGAAATAGATATAACAGATAGTGTTGCATCATTTTCTATAAAAAAGTTTGCTTCTGATATAGGTGTTAGCAATATACCAGTAAATCAATTGTTAGCATCTACTGGAGAAATTTCTATTTTTGATTATAACCAAGTCTTTAATACTAATAATCAAAATAGTTTATTAAACATATATGAGAGCAATGTTCTTCAAACAACGTTTATAAATAAGGGATTACAGTTTAAGTTTTATGAAATTATAGGCAAGGTACCGCAAGAGTTTGGCATTATATCTAATAATCCACAACCAACAGGTACCACAAATATTACTATAAAAACAGAAAACCCACATGGAATAGTTCAAGGAGATTCTGTAATAGTGTCTGGAGTATCTCCTGTAGGATATAATGGAAGCTGGACAGCACAGTCTGGAACTAATTCATCCACATCTACCCTGGTTCTAAACATTGGCTCTAACCCAGGAAATATTAGCACAATAGGAACTGTAACAAAATCTGTACCAACATACAAAGATTTTTATGTTCCAGTTAAAGTTTTATATTCTGATGGTTTCCCACAATATGATGATGGAAGTAGAAACGTATCTATAGCTCTTAGAGATTTAAGTTTTTATTTTGAATCATTTTTAGCACCAGAGATAATGTTGAGAAATGCATCTGTTAGTTTTATTGTGGCAACATTGTTAGACTCAATTGGGTTTTCAAATTATAAATTTCTTAGGGCATCTGCAATTAGTGATGCGGTCATTCCATTTTTTATGGTTCCACCAGATAAAAATGTTATGCAAGTTTTACAAGATTTGGCGGTAGCAACACAAACAACAATGTTCTTTGATGAAGTAAATAACTTTGTTGTTATGACTAAAGAATATCTTGTACCAACTTCAGATGTAAGAAACAAAGATGTTTCTTTATATGGTATTGACCAGGGACCTAGAAAAGCAAATATTCTTTCTGTTAATTCTGAATCAAATGACATATATAATGATGGAAAAATTGTTTATTATAACAGATATATTCAGAAGGCACCAAATGATTTAAATTCATTATCTAGGTTAGATAAAAATCAAATTTTTCAATATCAAAGAACTGTTTTTTGGGCATTAGAAGCAAGTGAAGAAAATCTTCAATCTAGAAATGAAGAAAATGAAACACAAACAGCATATGCATTAACAGCAATACCACTTGCAAAAACACTTTATGACACTATTCCAGTAGTACAACCAGGGGCAACAAATGCTTTAAATAAAATAGTTGATAACATTATTGAGTTTGGTGATGGAGCATACTGGTTAGCAAGATACAATGGATATTTTTATTCAAATGGAGAAATTATAAAATATGATGCTATTGAATATATGGTTGGAGATTTAGGTCCTATTTGGATTACAAGCAATGAAGAGTATCAATATTATTTTTCACAAATTAACAAGGGTAACAAAATGTATAAAACTGGAAGAGTAAGAATATATGCTGAACCACAGTATAACTCAGATGGAACAATAAAAGTTGATGCGATTCGCAAACATGGTCGTGGACAATTTGGAACAACAATCACAACACATGGTGTAGATGATGGAACAACTGAACAATGGTGGGAAAAAAATAAAAATACTTTGGTCACTCAATATCATCAGTTACTTGGTAATGGCAAAGATACTTCTGCAACAGTTCTTGCAAATAAAGATATTGTTAAAAATAAATCTGTAACATCTTCTACAAAAATTAAAAACTTTTTAGGAAAACTTTCTTATAGTTTAAAAAGTTCAAAACTACAGACATATGATACCATTCAGTCATCTGGATTAGTTTTAAAAGGACCAGCTTTTCAAACAGATGTGTCAGCCATGTCAGCTATTTGTTATGCAAAAAAGACATTAGATTCAAATATAAAATATGATACTTTTGGTGCTAGACTTAGATTTTTTGGAGGTCAGAGTGAAAGTCAAGACCCAAGTAGATTAAACATAGGTTCTTCTTATAACATATACTCTGATATTCAACAAGTTTATAGAGATAAAACAACTGGAATACTTAAAGAAGCACCGTCTAGTATAAATGCAAAATCTGGTGGAATTGCAATAATGACTAATTCAAAGGGAGAGGGATATTATTATGAACTAGTTGCTTTAGATTATACTGATACACAGGCTTTAACTGGTGAAAATGCAGGAAACTTAAATCCTGTAACAGTAAATACATTATTGTTTTATAAATTAAAAGATGTAAACAACAATGGAGTTTTGGTTCCAGAAAAATTACATACTGCTTTTAAAAATATATTGGTTGATACTGGAAAATTTACTGGAAAAGTTTTAAGAACTAAACAGACCGATTCAGTTTATGATATTGGTATTAGTGTTAGTAAAAATAGTGATAAGAGTTGGGTTTTTGCTTTGTATTTAGACAATGACCAAGTGGCATTAGTTGAAGATAAACAGCCAATTATTAATAATGTTTCAGAGAATGTTTCTCTTTTTGTTCGTGGTTCTTCGGATGCATTATTTGAAAATATGTATGCAATGAGAAGATTTCTTACAACGGAAGAAATAAAAACTACAATTGGTGTAGATAAAAAACAATCTTTGCCAATTGCAACCAAGGTATTTGATGATACAAAGATTTCTGGAATAACTGGAAACAAGTATTCTCTTAGCCCCCTTGTACAAACTGGATTTTTGTCAAAACTTTCTACTTCAAGCATACCTGAAACAGAAATATATTATGAAGAGTTTGGGGCAATTATGCGAGAGTGTGCTTATTTTAATGTTAAGTTTGACCAAGCATACCCTGCTTTAACATCTTTAATATCGCCTGTACCAGCGTCATTAGGTGGATATAGAGTGGCTGGATATAGTTCAACTCCATATCGTGCAGAATTTTTAATATTTAATATAACAGACGAACCACTAGACCTTGCTGCAAATAAAGGGTATGAAGATAATGTTAGTATTACAGGAGTTACCTTTACTAAAGAAGCAGCAAGAGATTTGACGGTAGATGAATATTTAACTGACAAGAGTACTTTTATACAACCAATTAACTATAATCCTGAACAATTCAAAAAAGATTATACTAATATTAAAAACAATAGATTACTTTATGGCACAAAATCTTTTGTTATAGATTCTCCATATATTCAGACAGCAGATTTAGCAAGGAACTTAATGGGATTTTTAATAGGAAAGCTTTCAAAACCTAGAAAAGCAGTGGGCATTGAAGTGTTTGGTATGCCTATTATTCAAATGGGAGATATAATCTCCCTGTCTTTTGATACTACACAGACACTACCAAATAGTGTAAGTGGAAAAAACTATGTTGTTTATGCATCTGAATATACAAGAAATCCAGATGGTCCTTCGACTAGACTATATTTAAGTGAGGTGACATAATGGTAGATTCTCTTAGATGGGCTGAAAGAAATAAAATTCCAAAAGGAACAAGTACATGGAGTCAGTCAGAGTCTAATTATTATAGAGCACCAGCTGGAACAAGTGTATGGTTTAATAATAGTGGACCAGCAAAACCAATATTACCAATAAAACCACCAGGGAATGGCGGCGGTGGAGAAAATAATCCTGTAAAAACATCAGACATAACAAAATACGAATCAACTGATTTTTCTACAAGAGCAGACTTAAGTATAGATGAAAGACTAGCGTTCATGGCTTTGACTGGAAACGAGATATTAGAAGTCTCTAGAACTTTTGATTTTTCACAGAACTCTTTAGGTCTTAACAAAAATGTGGTGGATGCAGTAGCAGTTGTAAATTCAACTAGTCCAATACAAATTATTAAAAGTCAAAATAGTAATACAGATTATCTTGCAAAAACATTAACAACAACAGAAGGAGCAACAATTACACCAAATCAAATCACTGGTAAAACTGATATTGTAATTCCACCTACAGTAATACCAGCACCAATAACAACAAATAACTCAGCTCCTGTTCAAACATCTACTCAAGAACAACAAAAAATTCAAATACAACAACAGGCTCCTGCACAGGTAGTTCCAGTGGTTACTACTCCACCACATAAGATAATATCGATTACTCCGCTTAGTGCAAAAAGAGGTAGCAAGATTAAAGTCACACATCAAAACTGTAATCAACCTACAAATGTAAAAAAGGGGATTACTAGAATAATAAAAATAGGAACAGTAACAGTAAGTGCTTCAAGCCAGAAGACAACAACATTTGAACTCACAATACCCATAAGCACATCTGGTGCAAATTCCTTGACAATTGGTCAATCATATTATGTTTCTGTGGACATAAATGGGGTAGTTGCAACATCTACACAGCAGGTAACAATAATAGCTTAGTAAATAGACCACTATTATGATAGAATTATATAGGAGAACACTATGATTACAAACACTGGAAAACAGATTATAGGACGATATCTTGTCGGACTAACAGACACTTATGCTTCACACCTTGTTTTAGGATGTGGACCAAAACCGTTATCAAGTACTGAACCATTTGCAGACTATGCTTCTAAAACATCAATGGATTTTGAGATGATTAGAGTTCCAATTACATCTAGAAATATTGTGACTGAATCTGGAGCAACTACTGTAATCTTTACTGCAGAATTGCCAACAACTGAAAGATATGGTATTACAGAAATTGGAGTATATCCTTCTGTTGCAAATCCAACACCAGTCGGTTCAGACAGCAAGTCGCTTGCATTATTTAGCTTTGGAGAAAATTGGAAATATCATACTTCTGGTGGAACAATAACAGATGTTCCAGAACAAACAGGAAATATCACTGACACAAATAACAATATAACAATAGCGGATGATTCATTTTTTACAACATCTGAAAATGCTTTATTTGAAAATGTAAATAATCCAGCAAGGATTACAAAGCATGAACAGCCACGGTATTTGAGTAGTGTTTTATTAATGAGGGGTGATACATCATCTCTTACAGTTAATGGAAATGATTTAAGTGCTTCTGGAAATCATATTCATTTAGAAACAACAGATTTGGGTATAAGTCAAAACTCTTCAGACGATGAAATAAGATTAGCTTTTTCTGTTATTAATAAAGATGGTGTAGATAATAGCAATGTTCCTAGTCCAGATGTTCCAAGTAATATCAAAGTCTTGGTTCAATTTGCTCACACTGATGGAGCAAGTCCAGAATATGCAAGCTTTGTAGTTAATCTTAACAACGGTACAAATATAAATACTCAAACACCAACAGGAACAACAAACATAACTATGACAACAGCAAATGCTCATAACATATCTGTTGGTCAGAAGGTCACTCTTTCTGGATTAACACCATCAGCATATAATGGTACTTGGACAGCTCAATCTGGAACAACAGGTTCAACACTTGTTTTGGATATTGGTTATAATCCTGGTGCTATAACTGTTGCTGGAAGAGCAACAAGTGAAACTCAACATAATTTTACAAACAATAGATATGTTGTTGCAAAAAAGACTATGGGTTCATTGTATAAGACAGCAGGTTTTGCTTGGGCTGATGTAAGATATATAAAGGTTTTTGTAGATGCCGAAGATACTTTGGGTAGTGCAGCTGCATCAGATTTTTATATTGCATTGGATGCACTTAGGATAGAAAATGTATCATCTTTTAACAATAAATACGGACTAACAGCATACACGGTTGTCAAGTCATCCGATTCTTTGCCAATTACAAAACTAAATAATACAAAAAGTTTTATAGAATTTAAATTTGTGGTGGATGTATTGTAATGGCAGAAAACAACGTTGTTGCAACTTTTAATCCAATTGGAGAATCTTTGGCAAGCATAGAGGACTCAGCTTCAGACATTGTTTATTTTGTTAGATATGCTGTTGTTTCAGAAACTGGGCAGCAACTTTCTCCATGGTCTGAGATAAACGAGATAAATCAAGAAAGTACAAGTTTTCTTTTAGATGGCTTTGTTCCAGATTATTCTGTAAGCTCTGTAGAGTCTGGTGGGGCTGGAGTTAACGTTAAATGGAGTGTTCCAGACTCTTTTGCTTCCGCTAAATTTGATGTTTATTATGCCTGGTCTTGGGATTCAAACCAAAACACTGCTGTTTTCCCAGACTTTCAGTATGCCGATACCGTTACATCAAATTCTTATTATCTTCAAATACCGCTACAGTCTGGGGTAAAGGCAAAATTTGTTAAAATTGCAGTACAAATACCAACAGGAAAAAAGATTATTAATACTAATGCACTTATTTTTCAGACATCAGCCATGAATACCCTGCCAATTCTTGATGGCGGAACTATAGTTTAATGGTATAATATATATATGACTATTCCAAATGTATCCTCAAATTCTTTAGTTGACCAGACTTTGCTAAACTCAATCATTGATGAAGTTAATGGTGTTTCTAGTAAGTTTGCAAACACAATCTCTCCAATATATGATACATCTACTAAGACAGTAGTTAATTCTTATATGGGAACTTTTGCAATTGCTACTAATTTTACATCTGGCAACATAAAGGGAAGTGGTAGCCAAGTATCAGCTTCTCAACAAATCTCTATTTCTTTTAATAAAACTTTTCTTTCAGCTCCATTAATATTTCCATCAGTTAGTTTTAAAGCAGGTACTCCTGGTGTGCATGTTCCAGGTATTAATATTATAGATGTTAATAAATCAGGTTGCACAATTGTGGTAACTATATATAGTTCAACAACATTCACCAATGAAGTTGGCTTTGACCTTTCAGTCATGGCTGTTGGATTAACGCAACTATAAAATGGCTGCTTTAACTATGGAAGAGTATAACAGTGCACCTGTTGTACCAGGGAATAAAAAGGTCTGGTTCTTAAATGGAGACCTTGTTCGTGTTTACCATATGAATAACTCTAATGGAATAATGTCTGTTTATAATATTACAAAAGACCAGATTGAAAGTTGTTTAGTTAGTGATTTTAAGAAGAATAGGCTTCGTGCATATACCGTGGGACAGACCGCAGAGCTTGTAAATAGGCATAAAAAATATATGCCACAATTAATGTTCAAAGGCATTATTCCCTTCCCTATGGGGTCACAGAAGGGCGGAGAGAGGGGCTGGCAGGTCCGTTCCTACTATTCCGAAGCACAAGTAAGGGAAATTAGAGAAATCCTGGCTTCCTACCACCACGGTAGACCAAGAAAAGATAAACTAATAACCAACGATGTAACACCTACAAAACAGGAGTTGACAAGGCGTATGGGCGATGGTATACTGGTATATACAAAGACTGATGATGGGCGGTTTATCCCTGTCTGGTCAGAATCAATCTAACCTTGAAAGGGTATGAAAATCATGGATAATGACAACACCAAAGTAACAGTTGGTCTAGGCTATACGCTTAATCTAGGCAACTTCCAATCACTACGCATTGACCTATCTGTATCAGATAACAAGCGTGAAGGCGAAAACACAAACGATGCATTTGAGAGAGTGTATTCATTTGTTGAACAAAAGCTGGCTGAAAAAGTAGCAGAAGCACAATCCGAAGCTGACGGAAGATAATGGCAGACCGCAAAGACCGCATGGCTTTGCTTAGTCGCTACAGCAAGTTGCATACTGCAAGGTATGAAGAAAAGCCATCACTAAATCTAAACGTAGAACAATGGGCAGCAGATGCTCTCATTGAATCGTATGGTATGCCAGAATGCTATGAACTACTTCAATATTATTTTGATGTAGCACCATCGCCAAACTGGAAATACTTTGCTAACTATGCAGACCACATTGTTTACAAGCGTAAGCAATTGCAAGAAGATAACCAAGAACGTGCAGAACGTAGAGCAAAAGCTAAGGAGTGGCTAAATGAATAATACAGAATCAAAACTAATCTCTGCTGTATTGGCGGACAAACAAGTACATGTTTTGCTACAAGCAAACGTAGAAAACATTCTCAGAACACACAATGATATTTGGACATTTATTCGTAACTATTCTGAAGCCAATGGAACTGTACCACCAGTATCTTTGGTAGTAGAGAAGTTTCGTGACTTTGCTCCTATAGATAATGTTGGTGCAACCAAATATCACTTAGAAGAACTACAAGCAGAATATCTAAACGATAGTTTAAAGGATATCTTGCGTAGCACTGCTACAGATGTTCAGGCTGGTCAGGGTAGTAAAGCCCTTGAAGACATTATCCAAAAGACATCAGAGCTAAAAAAGAACACAGCAGTTATCCGTGACATTGATGTTACTGATATTGATTCTGCTGTTGCTTATTTTGAGCAAGTGCAAAAGCAAAATGAGTTAGGCTCTATTGGTATTAAGACTGGACTTCCAGGGTTTGACAATTATCTGCCAGCAGGTATTATGCCTGGGCAACTTGGCGTGTTCCTTGCTTACCCAGGAATTGGTAAGTCTTGGTTATCGCTATATTTTGCGGTACAGGCATGGAAGCAGGGCAAGTCACCACTAGTTATATCTCTAGAAATGTCTGAGACAGAAGTTCGTAATCGTGTGTTTACAATTATGGGCGATGGCTTGTGGTCACATCGCAGACTTAGCAACGGTAATGTTGAGATTGAAGACCTAAAGCGTTGGCACAGGAAAGAGTTGCAGGGTAAGCCAGAGTTCCATATTATCTCTAATGATTCTGGTGGAGAAGTAACACCATCTGTTATTCGTGGTAAGATTGACCAGTATAGACCAGACTTTATTATTGTAGACTATCTGCAATTGATGTCACCTAATCAAAAGTCTGACAATGAAACTGTCCGTATGAAGAATCTATCTCGTGAACTGAAGCTTATGGCTATTGCAGAAGAAGTGCCTATCATTGCTATCTCGTCTGCTACACCTGACGATGTAACTAAATTGGACACAGTTCCTACGCTTGGTCAAACAGCTTGGTCACGCCAGATTGCCTACGATGCTGACTGGGTAATGGCATTAGGTCGTGGAGCAAATTCAGATATTATTGAATGTGTATTCCGTAAGAACCGTAATGGCTTTATGGGTGAATTCCTTGTTCAGGTTGATTTTGACAAGGGCTGGTATAAATACAAGGATTATGAAGATAACTAGTTATAATAGAGTGTGGACAACTTATATCACAAACCTATTAGAAACTTTACCTTTGATGGCATCATCAAGAATGATTCCGCTATCGGTAGGTTAAGAAAAGAATTAGTTAGACTTAAAAACCTTGAGATGTGTGAGCTGGGCTATGTTATAAGACTTGACATAGACCCACAGTTCACGATAAAATATAATAGCGAACAAGATTATTACGAATTTACATTAACAGTATACGGAACATATATAGGAAAGAAGAAGGCATTATGCATAATGGGAATAGACGGAACACAACTAGTTCCTACTCAAAAGAACAAATTAAAAGAGTTATCGCAGGGTCAGGCATCACAGTTGAAAACGAAGTAGACTCTGACTACATTATCTTCTGTCCTTTTCACAACAACTATCGTTCACCTGCTGGAGAAGTAGATAAACATTCTGGTATTTTCTTCTGCTTTTCGTGTCAACATTCTTGTGACCTAATCAATCTTATTATGCATACTTCTGGTAGAACATACTTTGAAGCTGTTCGCTTTATTAAGTCTAAAGAAACAGAAACTGATTTAGAGTTTTCAATCAATCAAGCATTAGTCACTAAGCCAGACTATCTACCTTATGACGAGATACAGATTATGCGTTTAAATCAACAAGCATTTGAATCGCCTAGAGCCTTGAGATATTATACTGGCAGACTTATTACAGAGCAGTCTATGAGAAAATTCAGACTTGGCTATTCTGAGAAACAAGATATGGTAACTATTCCTATAACATCTCCAGATGGAATGACTGTTGGTTTTGTTGGTCGTTCTGTGGAAGGCAAGGAATTTAAGAATACCCCAGGCTTACCAAAAGCCAAAACATTATTTAATTTGAGCAATGTAAAGACATCTAACAAAGTCTATGTAGTTGAATCATCATTCGATGCTATACGCCTAGACCAATGTGGATTTCCAGCAGTTGCAACATTGGGTGCAAATGTATCCAATTTTCAAACAGACCTACTTCAAAAGTATTTCAATAACATCATTGTTATTGCTGATAATGATGAAGCTGGCGGAAATATGAAAGACAAGATTATTGAACGTCTTGGCTCTCGTGTATCTGTTGTACAACTAGATAAACAATATAAGGATATTGGCGATATGTCTGATGAAGCTATCAAAAATCTTGATGAATCGTTTGACAAAACTATTGCTAGTATGCTAAACTAGAATACCGCTAAGAAAACATAAGGAGAAATTATGAGCGTAATCAAAGGGCTAAAAAATATCGGTGATATTATGGATAAGCCAAAGTACGAAAACACAGGACAGAAAGTTCGTTGGGTAAAACTAGCGGATGGACAGTCTGCAAAAGTCCGCTTCATTGAAGAACTGGACACTGATTCTGCAACTTACAGCGAAGACCGTGGTCTTTCTGTTGTAATTTCAGAACACACCAACCCAAAGGACTACAAGCGTAAGGCTGCTTGTACTATTGAGACTGAAGGTCGTTGCTATGGGTGTGAGATGGCTCGCAAGGAACCAAAGTCTGGTTGGAGAGCACGTCTACGCTGGTATGGAAACGTATTGGTTGAAGATGGTCTAGAGCCAGCATACGTTGCTGTCTGGTCTCAGGGTATCTCAAAGCAGTCTGCATTCAACACTATTCGTGAATATGCACTGGAAACAGGTTCTATCTCTAACTTGGAGTGGAAGATTAAGCGTAATGGTCAGGGAACTGAAACCAGCTACACCTTGCTTCCAACTAAGCCAGATACAGAACCATTCAAGTGGAATGACATCGAACCTTTCAATCTTGAAAAGGTTGTTCGTGAAGTTCCATATGCAGAGCAGGAGAACTTCTTCTTCGGCTTTGACACTCCGTCTGTTACATCAAGTAACATAGACTGGTAATCAGGCTGTGGGGGTACATGATTCGCTCTGTGCCCCCACTTTTTCTACAATTAAGGATTAATTTATGAGTTATGCTGGGCTACACGTTCACACTCACTACTCGCTATTTGATGGCATTGCGACACCACAAGAATATGTGGACAGGGCAATCGAGATTGGAATGCCAGCCATCGCTATTACAGACCACGGTTCTCTATCTGGACATCGTGAAATGTATCGTGCCGCAATTGAAAAGGGTATCAAACCAATTCTTGGTGTTGAAGGATACATTGCACAAGATAGATTTGACCAACGTGATAAGAATGAAAGAGAAGACACCCCATTAGATTTGGTTTACAACCACCTAATCATTCTTGCTAAAAACGAAAAAGGTTTAGAAAACCTTAATAAGCTTAACGAGATTGCTTGGACAGAAGGTTTCTTTAAGAAGCCTAGAATGGACTGGGCTTCGTTAGAGAAGTATAAAGAAGGTCTTATTATTACGTCAGGCTGTCTGTCTGGCTATCTTGCAAAAGCTATTGAAGCAGATGATTTGGCAAGTGCTAAGTCGCACCTACAATGGGCTAAAGAAACCTTTGGTGATGATTACTACATTGAAGTTATGCCACATAATCCACCAGAGATTAATAAAACTATCCTAAGTCTTGCAGATGAATTTGGTATCAAACCCATTGTCACACCTGACTGCCATCACGCTGGTCCAGACCAAAGAGAAATACAGGAATTAAAACTAATTCTGAATACATATTCTAATAAGGTTGATAAGGATGCCACGTTTGCTGGTAGCCAGAAGTATGATAACCTGATAGATAAACTAGATTATCTTTATGGTGCTGACCGCCAGATTACTTTTAGGGATTATGAAATTCATTTGCTTTCTGATGAAGAGATGCACAAGGCTATGGAAGCTCAGGGTATTGTAAGACAAGACATGTATGACAACACACTTGAAATTGTTAATAAGGTTGAAGACTATAACATTAAAGACTACGTTGATTTGCTACCTACACAATATCAGAATCCTAACAAAGAGTTATCTGAGTTAGCTATGGATGGTCTAAAAGCTTTGAAGCTTGATTTAGACCCAGAGTATCATGCAAGAATTGAAGAAGAACTACAGATTATTAAAGACAAAAACTTTGCACCTTACTTTCTAGTTGTTCGTAATATGATTAACTGGGCTAAGAAAGAAGGCATCATGGTTGGTCCTGGTCGTGGTTCGTCTGCTGGTTCTTTGCTATGTTATGCACTTGGTATTACTGACATTGACCCTATCAAGCATGGGCTACTATTTTTCAGATTTATCAATCCAGAGCGTAATGACTTTCCAGATATCGATACAGATATTCAGGATTCTAGACGTGAAGAAGTAAAGGATTACCTTGTTCGCCAGTATCGTCATGTTGCTTCTATTGCAACATTCCTAGAGTTTAAGGGTAAGGGAATGATTCGTGACATTGCTCGTGTGCTTAATATTCCGTTGCCAGATGTGAACAAGGTTCTTAAGCTTGTTGATGATTGGGATGATTATTTAACATCTAAGTCAACTGCTGAGTTCCGTGAGAAGTATCCAGAGATTGAATTGTATGGTGAGCAACTTCGTGGTCGTATTCGTGGTACTGGTATTCACGCTGCTGGTGTGGTGACTGCTAAAGAACCTATCTTTAAGTATGCACCATTGGAGACTAGAACAACTCCAGGTAGCAAGGAACGTATTCCAGTAGTAGCAGTAGACATGGAAGAAGCAGAACGCATTGGTCTAATTAAGATTGATGCCTTGGGTCTAAAGACTCTATCTGTTATTCAGGATACGCTTGCTATCATCAAGGAGCGTACAGGGGAAGAGATTGACCTGCATGAAATTAAGATGGATGATGCAAATGTTTATCGTATGCTTTCTGATGGTTATACTAAGGGTGTGTTTCAATGTGAAGCTGCACCATATACAAATCTTCTGGTTAAGATGGTTGTAAAAAACTTTTCAGAACTTGCTGCTTCTAACGCTTTGGTTCGTCCAGGTGCTATGAATACTATCGGTAAGGATTATGTTGCTCGTAAGCATGGTAAGCAAAACATTGATTACAAGCATGAAGTTATTAAGTCTTTCACTCAGGAAACTTATGGCTGTATTCTGTATCAGGAACAAGTTATGCTTGCCTGTGTGGAACTTGGCGGTATGACAATGGCTGAAGCCGATAAGGTTCGTAAGATTATTGGTAAGAAGAAAGATGCTAAAGAGTTTAAGGTGTTCCAAGATAAGTTTGTAAAGAATGCTTCACGCTACTTGTCTCCTAATCAGGCAGAAGACCTGTGGCATGACTTTGAAGCACACGCTGGCTATTCGTTTAACAAGTCTCACGCTGTTGCTTATTCTACTGTATCTTATTGGACAGCATGGCTAAAGTACAACTACCCAATTGAGTTCATGTATTCGCTATTGAAAAATGAAAGCGACAAGGATGCTCGTACAGAATATCTTATTGAAGCAAAGCGTATGGGTATTCCTATTCGTTTGCCACACATAAACGAATCAGATGTTGACTTTAAGATTGAAGGCAAGGGTATTAGATTTGGACTAACTGCTATTAAGTTTATTAGTGATAACATTGCTAGCAAGTATCTTGCTGCTAGACCATTCGAATCATATAAGCAACTTGAAGAATTTACTTTTACTAAGGGTAGTGGTGTAAATAGTCGTGCACTACAGGCTTTAAGACTTGTGGGTGCTGCAACCTTTGACGATAATCCTAGAGATGATGAAGCTATCCGTGAGAACCTGTATGAGTATCTAAATCTACCAGAGTTTAGTATTTCTATTCCACAGCACTACCACGCATTTATTAATGATGTGGAAGAGTATGAAGAAAAGGGTGCTTTTGTTTTGATGGGTATGATTAAGGCTATCAAGCGTGGCAAGGGTTGGTCAAGGGTAGAATTACTTGATAAGACTGGTAGCACAGGTATCTTTGACGATGAAAATACTACTATTGAAGCTGGTCGTACATACATTGTATTGGTGACTGATAATAGAATTGTTACTGCAATTCCTGCAGATGAAGTTAAGGGTAATGCATCTGCATTAATTAAGTTGCTTAACTTTAGGCAGTTGCCATACAAGGATGATGAACTGTTTGTAGTGTCTTTCAAGCCAAGAGTTACTAAGGCTGGTAAGAAGATGGCTTCGCTAGTCTTGGCAGATGCCGCCAGAGAATTGCATAGCGTAACAGTTTTTCCAACAACATTTGCTAAGGCATACATGAAGTTGGATGAAGGAAATGTTTATAAGTTTGCATTAGGCAAAACAAAAGATGGAACAACGATAATGGAGGATGTGTTCAATGTTTGATGAACTCGCAATGGAGCTGCACGAAACAGCAGTTAAAAAAGGTTTCTGGAAAGTAATTGATGATGCATCTGCAGAACAGGTGGACATTTTTGTAACAAAGCAACTGATGATGATTGTATCTGAAGTAACCGAGGTCATGGAAGCAATCCGCAAGGATAAGGGCGAAGACGAGATTGCTGCAGAGTTTGCAGACATTCTTATTCGTACCCTGGACCTGTATGCTGGTTTAGTTGAACAAGGATATACCAATGTATCGCTAGATTACGCATTTGAAAACAAGACTGGATTTAATAAGACTAGACCAGAGAAACATGGGGTTAGGTTTTAATGACAACAATAGAAGAAGCATTGGCACAACTAGACCCACGCATTCGAAAGAACCTTACTACTGGTGTTGGCTTTAAGACAGAGTATCAGGCTACACCTAGCTTTGGTCTAAATCGTGCATTGAATGGTGGCTTGCCTTATGGTAGACAGGTTTTGATTTGGGGTAGCAAGTCTTCTGCTAAGTCTTCGCTATGCTTGCAGATGATTGCTTTGGCACAGCAGGAAGGCAAGTTGTGTGCTTGGATTGATGCAGAGATGTCCTATTCAGAAGAATGGGCTAAAGCTCTTGGGGTAGATACAGAAAACCTAATCGTATCACAAGCAAGAACAATTAACGAGATGGTAGATGTAGGAACTAACTTAATGGCTGCTGGAGTAGACCTAATTGTGGTTGACTCTATTACATCATTGCTACCTGCTATTTATTTTGAGAAGGATTCAGATGAACTTAAACAGTTGGAAAACACTAAACAAATTGGTGCAGAGTCTAGAGATTTTAGTAACGCTTGGAAGATGCTTAACTATGCTAACAATAAAGTTAAGCCAACCCTTCTGGTACTTATTTCGCAATCTCGTAATAATATTTCTGCTATGTATACTAGCCAACAGCCTTCAGGTGGTCAAGCTACTAAGTTTTATTCATCTACGGTTATCAAATTATTCAGTTCCGAATCAGACAATCAAGCAATTAAAGGCAAGATTGCAGTTGGCGATAAACTCATTGAAGAAAAGGTTGGTAGGAAAGTTCGTTGGGAAGTCCAGTTTTCCAAGACATCGCCAGCCTTCCAATCTGGAGAATACGATTTCTATTTTCGAGGTGATGTTGGTATTGACAGCATTGGTGATTTGGTTGATACTGCAGAGATGATGGGCATTGTAGAACGTACAGGTGCTTGGTATATCCTTCCCGATGGTTCTAAATTACAGGGTAGGGATAAATTTGTAGCAAGAGTACGAGAAGACTTAGACCTACAAGATGAAATCAAGGCAAAGGTAAATGGGAAAGTATAGTATCTATCCTGGCTCATTTCCTTGCCATACCTGTAAGGTAGAAGTAAAGACAGTGAGAATGTATGCACAAGACAAGCTGATTACTTGGATGTGTCCAGATAAGCATTTAAGCCAAGTGAGTTTGCAGACAAAGAAAAAGAAGAAAGACTATGAGCGAGAAAAGCGAGAGTAAGCGTATTGGTGCTAAACAGCACAAGAACTCTGGTCGTGGAACTCATAAGGGAGATGCTTCCTGGGAAAACTTTACAGTTGACTTTAAGGAAGTGGGTAAGTCTTTTACTTTAAATAAAGATGTCTGGGCTAAGGCTACTACAGATGCTATTCGTAATGGTAATGACCCTGCTATTGTTGTGGTCATTGGTGAGAATGGTATTAAAACAAGACTAGCAATCATTGAGCTATCCCTGCTTGACCAAATACTCAACGATGGTGTATAATAGTATTATAACATTAAGGAAACAAAATGGAAAATATAGAACAAACTAAAACAACACTAGAGATGGTCAATGGTCTTTCAGAGATTGCTGACTTTATGAATGATGAAGAGCTTACCACAGCACTAACTTTTGTAGCAAAGGTAATCTTGAAGCCAGACATTCCACTAAACGTTGCAACAGTAGAGATAGTACGCTTGCAAGCAATTGCTGCCAAGATGTCTCTCAAAGCCACATGGATGGTTAACGTAGAAAAAGGAGATAGGGCGAAGAAAAATATTTACTTCACTGCTGCCGAAGCAATTAATGACTTGGTATCAGCACTTAAATATATTACTCGCTAAGATACCATGGTTAAAAATTTATTAAATCAAGTTATGATAAAAAAAGTAGAAACCAATCCTGCAAGCAAACCATCGTTTATCAACAAAGAAGAATTGATTGCTAAGATTAATTCTGGATATACTGTTAATCGTGTAGATAAGTTTCAACAGAAGAAAACATTTGCACCTAGCACTATTGCTTACGCTTTTGGTGAGTGTCCAAGGTATTGGTATCTTGCTTTTGAAGGTGCAGTATTTACAGATAACGCAGATGCTTATGGTGCTGCAAATATGACTGCTGGTACAAAGTCGCATGAAAGAATTCAGGAAGCTATGAAGAATGTTCCTGGTCTTCTTGTTGATTCAGAATTTAAAGTCACCTATAATGACCCACCAATCTTTGGATTTGGTGACGTTCTGCTTAATTGGGAAGACAAAGAGTTGCTTGGGGAAATCAAGACAATGCCTAACGAAGGCTTTGAGTATAGAAAATTGGCAGGGAAGCCTAAGACTGGACACGTTATCCAGTTGTTAATCTATATGAAGATTTTAAACAAGAACAAATCTGTATTGATTTATGAAAATAAGAACAATCACGAACTGTTGATTTTTCCTATTGAATTAAATACATACATGTATGAGTGGGTAGAGAACACATTTGAATGGATGCGACAGGTTCGTAAGGCATGGGAGAATAAAACATTGCCTACTAAGAACTATCGTTCTAATTCAAAAATTTGCAAGGCATGTCCTATTAGGGAAGCTTGTGATGCTGCTGGTTCTGGAGAGATAAAACTAAATTCTCTGGAGCCATTAGATGAAAATCAAATACTGTAGTTGGTGTGACCATCAATTTGAAACACAATTATCTTATCAGATATATTGCTCTGCTGAATGTAGAGAGCTAGCAACTAAAGAAAAGATTGCTGAAAAGTATGTAAGAGATAAGATAAAAAAACGTGCTGGCAAACTCAGGTTTTGCAAAAATTGTGGTAAAAAACTATCTATGTATACAGATGAAATTATTTGTCAATCTTGCGAGGTAGTTCCTGATGAAGTTAGAGATGTTCTAAGAGAGATTAAAGGAATTGTAAATGGTAAAATCGAACTCTAAGAAGTTTTGTGCTATTGATGCTAGTACTAATAGTCTAGCATTTGCAATATTTGACAATGGTAAAATTACTGCTTGTGGCAAGATATCTTTTAGTGGTAGCAACACCTATGAAAAAGTTATGGATGCCGCCAAGAAAACCAAAATGTTCTTTGACAACTTTGATTTTGACACGATTGTAATTGAGCACACAGTGTTTATGAATAGCCCTAAGACTGCTGCTCAGTTAGCTATGGTCCAGGGTGCGTTGCTGGGTGCTGCTTCTATGTCTGGGGTAAAGTATATAGGTTCTGTATCTCCAATCACTTGGCAAAACTATATTGGAAATAAGAAGCTAACCAAAGAAGAAAAGTTGCAGGTACTTAAAGATAATCCCAAGAAATCTAATTCCTGGCTAAAGAATGAGGAACGAAATATTCGTAAACAAAGAACAATTAACTTTGTTAATATTAATTATGATAAGCAACTAACAGATGATGATGTGGCTGATGCTTGTGCTATTGGGCATTGGGCTATTCATAATTGGACTAAGGCTTTTGGAGGATATTAGAATGGCAAATAAATTTTACACTAATGAAGCGTGGCTACGCAAACGGTATTGGATAGATAAGAAAACACCAGAAGAAATAGCTAAAGAGTGTGGAGCAACATCAGAAACAATCTATGTATATTTAGCAAAGTTTGGATTAAGGAAGTCTAAGAGATGAAAAAGGTTAAAGCAAGTAAGCCACAGACTACTAAGTTTAGTAGAGAACATAGCCTTCAATTTGGCAATTTTATAATTGCTAAAGGTGATATCATTAAGATAGATGGAGAACATGGCTTAAAATTCCAGTTTGATAGTCTTGTCACGAATACTGAAACAGGTGTGTCGTGGGTAGACTGTTTTGAACTAGAGAAAGGCAAGGCTTCATCTTGGCGTTCATTCTATCCTGACAGGGTAAAAAGAATTCCAGTAAAGCGAGGAAGAAAGAAAAATGTCTCTTGAAGCATTAACAGTTGAACACCTTGACGAGATGAACAAGGTTGTTGAAAAATATTTGCAGGGTGTTGGTGAAACAGAAATATCCAAAGAACTATCCTTATCTAGAAATAAAGTTGTTGCACACATTAATCAGTGGAAGTCCCTTGCAGCGGATAACTCTATAATTCGTGCTAGAGCAAAAGAAGCTTTAGCTGGTGCTGATGCACACTTTAATAAACTTATTAAGAAAGCGTATGAAGTTATTGACGATGCTACTACTGTTGCTAATCTTGGTGCTAAGACAGGTGCTATTAAACTTGTTTTAGATATTGAAACTAAGCGTATCGATATGCTACAGAAGGCTGGTTTGCTAGAGAACAAAGAACTTGCAGAAGAAATGATAGAGATTGAGCGTAGACAGGATATCCTTGTTGGTATCTTGCGTGACGTTGCTTCCGAATACCCACAGGTACGAGATGAAATTATGCGTAGACTATCTGCGGTATCAAAAGAACAAGAGGTAATTACAATTGTCCACGATGTTCGATGACTTTATTGAAGTATTAAAAAGCAATGTATTTGAAGAAAAGCCAGTAGATGTAAAAACATTTGTTGAAGGCGAGTACTATCTAAATCAACCATCACTATCAGAGATACAATATGACATTGTAGAAGCTATGAGTCAAATCTATAGGCTAGAAGAACTTATTGAAATTATGGGTGAAGAAGAAGGTCGTAGACACTTTGCTAAATATACTAAGAATGAAGTTATCCTACAGCTTGGTAAGGGTAGTGGTAAGGACTTCGTATCTACCGTTGCTTGTTCCTATGTTGTTTATAAATTACTTTGCTTAAAAGACCCTGCTCGCTACTATGGCAAACCATCTGGAGATGCTATCGATATTATCAATATCGCTATCAACGCACAACAGGCTAAGAACGTATTTTTTAAAGGACTTAAAACTAAAGTAGAAAAGTCGCCATGGTTTGCTGGAAAGTATTACGCTAAGGTAGATAGCATAGAGTTTAATAAGGCTATTACTGTTTATTCTGGTCACTCAGAAAGAGAATCTCACGAAGGTCTAAACCTTCTGCTAGCAGTACTTGACGAGATTTCAGGTTTCTCTCAGGAAGTGGGTACAGGTAATGAGCAAGGAAAGACCGCAGACAACATCTATAAAGCCTTCCGTGCGTCCGTAGACAGTCGTTTTCCAGACTTAGGCAAAGTAGCCCTACTATCTTTTCCTAGATATCCTGGAGACTTTATCAGCCAAAGATATGACGATGTGATTGCAGATAAAGAAGTTGTCACAAAGAGACACAAGTTTATTATGAATCCTGACCTACCAGAAGATACCGAAGGCAATACGCTTGAGATTGAATGGGATGAAGACACAATCCTATCTTACAAGTTCCCTGGAATGTTTGCTATCAAAAGACCTACATGGGTAGTAAATCCTACTCGTAAGATTGACGATTTTAAATTGGCATTTTACACTGACCTTGGTGATGCTATGCAGCGTTTTGCTTGTGTACCTACCTATATGTCCGATGCATTCTTTAAACAACAGGAAAAAGTTCGTGCATGTATGTCAGCAATCAACCCAATAGATACAAACAAAAGCTTTATAGAATCATTCAAGCCTGACCCAGACAAGAAATATTTTGTACATGCTGACCTTGCACAGAAGCATGACAAGTGTGCTGTCGCTATTGCTCACGTTGAAAAGTGGGTAAATGTCCAGGTAATTAAAGACTACTCACAAGTAATGCCTATCGTAGTAGTAGATGCAGTAGTATGGTGGGAACCAAAGATTGAAGGACCAGTAAACTTATCTGAAGTAAAACAATGGATTCAGAATTTGCGTAGGCTAGGATTTGATATTGGCATGGTATCGTTTGACCGTTGGCAATCATTTGATATACAGAACGAGTTAAAGTCTGTTGGTATTCGTACT